GGCATCATGCAGAAAAGTTAGTTCGGCTGCATTGTAGAGGAGGGTATACAGGTGAACAGAAGTATAAACTTGATAATGGATGTAAACCAAGACCAGTGGCAGATGATTTAATTTACAATTCTGGTAACACATATTCCATACCTCTTTTACTTTATAGGACAGAGTTGGGATCAACCATACATCCAGAACACATTGATTATTTTCATAAAGGAAATTATGAAGCACTCTATAATTTTTGGTTAACTAACGGATCAAACGTAAATATTAAGGAGTATATGGATTATGACCCTTATTTGGGTCGGGTAACCGAAAACTCTAGTCTTAAAAAAGAGGGTTGACAAATCTTAGAAGATCGTAGTATAATAAATACTAATACAAAGGACTCGAAATATCGTAACCCTGCGTAATGCAAAGTACCCCATGTCGGGGGTGCTATCATCCGCAGGTTTTTTATGCTTGCGAGATACTTAAAAACAATCATGTCAATCAAATCAACAATCGCAGCACTTGCTGCATCACCTTTTCTATTCGCTGGAGCTGCTTTTGCTGGTCCTTACGTGAATGTAGAAGCTAACGCATCATATCCTGATGGAGATTACACAGGAGCTACAACTGATGTTCATTTCGGTTACGAAGGATCTGCTTCTGAAGGTCAGGTTGCATACTATGTACAAGGTGGCCCTGCATTCACTCACACTGAGTCTACAGATGATACAGAAACAGATCTATCTGGTAAGGTAGGTGCTTCTTTCGCAGTATCTGATGCCACTTCACTTTACGGTGAGATCTCTGGAATCACTGGTGAAGATTCAACTGGTGAAGATGTTATCAACTGGGGTGGAAAAGCTGGTGTTAAGTTCTCCTTCTAAATATCTTTAGTTCGAGATGGATCGAGACCTCTGCTTGCAGGGGTCTTTTTTTATGATATAATACTCTTATGAAAAAGACAGAAGACTTAATAATGCATCCACTCTGGTTTGGGCCAGTGTTATTGATGTTCATAGTAGTTCTCATACAAACCCTTCATACTCTCACTCATTGGCGTATGCAGATAGACGCAGATTCATACTGTAGAAATAATGCAGAGTGGGTAGAGAGTAATGAAAACCCATCCTATGAGGACTACTAACATAAGTTTACATAAGATTTAATTATGGAGGTCATCAGACCTCCTTTTTATTGTTCGGATACCACTAATGTAAAGTTTCTTTACAAGATTTTATATTTGCTATATAATTATGTTACGTTACTTTACAAAAGACTCGATGACTTCATCAACTGCCGACAAGTATACAACTACTGAGTACGGTAAGCAAAATAAGTTTGCTGTCAACCCAGAACCTTGGATTGATCAGAACTCTAACTATGAGGGTTATGCCCCTAATGCAGAGAAAACAAATGGTCGTTGGGCTATGATTGGTTTCGTGGCAATGATCGGTGCTTATGTCACCACAGGTCAAATCATTCCTGGTATATTTTAAATGACATCCGCAACTACAAAAATCAAAACCTACTGGCAGGAAGCAGAACAAACTAATGGTCGCCTAGCGATGATGGGTTTTGTTATCGCAGTCCTCAACTACGGTTTTACTGGCTGGATTATTCCAGGCATCTTTTGAGATAACAGGTCTCTTACAATTTCTACCCCATTAATCTAAGAAAATGAACGAAAATGCAGAAAAAACAAATGGCCGTTGGGCAATGGTTGGTTTCCTTGCTGCTCTTGGCTCCTACGCTTTCACTGGTAACATCATCCCTGGTATATTCTAATGTCTAACAAACAAATCTTTCTAAAAGCAAATGGTCGTGCAGCAATGATTGGATTCATTGTTCTATGTGCATCATACGCAACAACTGGCAACCTTATTCCTGGTATCATCTAATGACAAAGCAAACAAAAACACAAACAGACGACAAAGTAGATTTTTCTATTGCTGAAAAATGGAATGGCATAGCAGCCATCGTTGGATGTGGAGCACTTATTGTATCTTACTCATTCTCAGGTCAGATCATACCTGGTTTCGTATAATGAACGTACCGACATATGATATACCAGCATCACCTATACTTCTTTTAGGATTTGCTGGTATTGCGGTAGCACTATTCACGCTTTATACAGTTAATAAAGCATATTCAAATTCACCTTTCAGAGGACAAAACTAATGACACCCGAAGCAGAAAAGTTTAACGGTTGGATGGCAATGCTAGGATTCGTAGCAGCATTAGGAGCATATGCAACAACAGGACAAATCATACCTGGTATATTCTAATGACTTGTAGGTTGTTTACGATTACTAAATCTACTTTAGTAAAATTACTAGTGGTAATAAATTTACCTTTACTAGTAGTTTCTGCAGCAACCTTTTCGGTTTTCACTACCGTCACTTAGAACTTTACAAATCTAAATAATTATTCGTAAATGCACACAATAAAAACAAAAGCACATGGGTGAATTCCAAGCAGTTAGTGATGTATCATCATTTACAGCAATACTATGGATATTTTATCCAATGACATTTCTAGTAGGACTAGAATTATTTCTTCGTGCATTAAAGGATGATGACGATGATGATCAAGATGGTGGCCAAGGAATAAGAATTGGTCAACCTCAAATGCAATATGCCTCTAACCCATCAGGTGCATAATGGATTTTCAACATTCATATTGGAGATTTGCTGAACGCTGGAATGGTCGTTTAGCAATGGTCGGTGTAATAGGTGTCACAATACTCTTGACAACAAGGTAGAAATACCTATATAATATGTTAAGTATTATTACTCACTCATGTATCAACTAATTTTTATTTCAGTTGTTTTATACACCGCAGTAAACGGAAACATTTTACAATCATTCTATAGTTAACAATCATAGCTGAGGAGCACAAGCTTAAATGACTCGTTTAAAATCAAAAATACTAGAGATTCCACCGTCAGCACATGGCATTTTGGAATTTGCTTTCTTCTGTGGAGTAGGTTTCACCGCAGGTTCACTAGGTTTGATCTAATGAAAACCTTTATTCAAACATCCCTCTTACTTATTATATTTGGCGTAATTATTTACGTTCCAAGTATCGCATATACCTAATGATTAACATTACAGAAACTTTTCAAATGACATTCATAATGGTGGTTGGTGTCGTGATGACAACTGGCATGTTCATGGTTATGATGAATGCAATGATGGAGGATTAATGAAAGATAAGAAAGCAGCAAAAAAATTATTAAAACGTGCAAAAAAACATCCCGACTGGTATACTGAACAGGATGTTTACTATGCTAAACAAGTAAAAAAACGTATCAAAGAGGAAAAGAAACTAAATGATGATTGAAGAGAAGTACACCGAAGAGCAAATGAAACTTCGACAAGAGGTTTTACAAATTCTTTTTAAAAAATTTGGTAATGGAAGCTATTCCAACAGATCGATTTACGAATGTGCAGATGAATGGATTGATAAAGGGCATTTGATTTCGTCAGGGGTTGTCAAATACTATGATGCGTATTATAATAAATAACTTACTTGCTGTAATAAAATGCAAAAGATAATTAATGTACTTGCTATTGCGTCTACTGTTGTATCTGTTGCCGTTGTTAGCGGTGGTGCTTACGTTTACCTTAATAAAGACTCAATAATAGAAACGATTAAGGAAAAGGCAATAGAGGGAATAGGTGGTGGTGCCATAGGAGGTGCTTTAACTGGAGACGTTGGTTTACCCAGTTCATCCATACCTGCAGGTGAAGCAGCCGCAGTTGGTGGAACCTCAATTAAATTCTAATTAATTAATAAGGTGTCTATATAGTAAATAGATGCCTTATTTTTATGCCCGAAGAAATAAAAGAGGAAGTAAAAGAGGAAGAAAAATCAAAGAGCCCTCTTGGAAAACTTAAAGATGCTATTCTTCCAGATCCCGAAGAGCAAGCAGCGATCATTAGTACATTTGTTCGTATTACCGTTCTTGCCTGGTCGGGAGGAATCTTGACTTTAAATTACGTAGCTATTCCAGGTGTCCCACAACAGAAAATAGATCCAACATTTATCGCTTCAGTTTTTACAGGAGTTCTGGCTAGCTTTGGAATCCAGACCGCATCTAAGAAAGGTGATGGTACTATGAAAATGAATGGTAATGGTAATGGTGGTGCTACGGGTGGTATCACTAAGAAAGAGATGGAGACACTATTGGCAAACGCTAGTTCTGGACCTGTTCAAACCATTAGAGTTGAGCAAGCACCCTTAAAGATAACTACTGATGATAAAACAGAACCATTTAAAATGTAAAACGGAGGTCACATTATGGAAATGAAAGATTTAAATTATAAAAAATGGATTGCGATTGGATTGGGTGGAGTGCTTGGTCTTTCTCATTTGGGTATGATTGGTATTATTTCTAATAAGAAACCACTTAGTAAGTTCCCTCAACTCAACATCCCAGTTAGTGATTATACTTCTTATAGTGTTCAGGCAAATGAAGAAGGGTATGCTATTAACTATCGGGCAAATGATCCTTTAGTTATGACTACCACTAAAACTTTACCTGGTAAGGGTGGATTGTTTAGTAAAGGTCAACCCACTGAAATTGTAAAACAGTACACAATGGATGGTGCAGAGCATCATGACGGTCCTGTTTCTACTAGGTCTGCATGGATAGATCCATCAGGGTTGACAGGTGAAGGCGAAAAGAAGATTAGTGCCAAAACAATTGAGTGCATCAAAGCAAAAGGAAGTGGTGAAGGAACAGGAAGGATGGTCGGTGGGAGCATGGGTGCTTCTGTTGGTTCTGGTCTCTCCTCTATACCTTTTGTTGGTTGGGTTTTGGCTGGTGCTGCTTCAATGATCGGCATGAATGAAGGTGCAGAACTCGGTGGTAACATCGCAGAAAGATTTACTGATGCATGTGTCGAGGAGGTGGATTAAATGTGGAACGTTGACTTAAAGGGAACCTTTACTAAGGTTAAAGATTGGGATAAGGCAATGGCAAAGAAAATACAGGACAAGTTTAACTTGACTGATTATCAAATGCTATGTCTTGCTTTTGCTAAAGGGTTTGTTCTTGGTGCGTTGATACTCTAACAGAGTCAGGATGTCCACACTGAACTAGGCAAAAATTACTAATGTATGCTATAAATATGTGTAGTACGGGATTGAAAAATCATGCCCCTGACTCAACAGAAGCATTACACAGTCGGTTATCACGACTCACAACATCATCATCATGAAATATGTGAGTATGCGAAAGACGCATATGAAGCGATACAGAAATCCAAAGAGGATGTTCCTGCATTAAAGGAGCATCCTTCTTCTATTGACTATTGCATAACAGAAGAAGTTCAGAATATATCTGATTTTCTTTCTTCTGGAATACCAATGGGACATTAGATATGAAACATGAAATAATGTGGTGGATGAGCCGACTCACCATCATGGGAACATCTTTAAGTTTATCAGTCTGGTTAGCAGCACAAGCCTACACTTAATACATAAACCTAAATAATAGTACACATTTATTAACCTTATGCTTTCTACTCAATACCGTTTACGGTTGGAGGCAATATGTAAAGATATTGCTTCAGGGACAGAAGTTAGTTTAGAAGATATGATTTGGGCAGAAAAATTATCGAAAGCGAATACTGCAGCAAGAGGTATGCTGAACAAAGCAAGAAGAATGAGTACGGATCCTACAGACTCTTTTCTGAATAGCTTGGATATTGGAAACCCCGATTCAAGTAATCACCGTAGGGGTTTTGGAGATCCACAAGATGTGGTAGACTGGTTTCATAATGAAAGATCTGATGACTGGAGACAACGTGATTGAAAAAGGTGATAAAATAGTGCAGATGCTTCTATTAAATTCACATGAAGCAGACCTCTTATATAAAAAAGAAGACGGTACATTCTATTGGTGTCATCACAGAAAGAGTGGTGACACTTTTTCTATCCCTGAGATACAACTAGAGATGTTTCCAAAGGAACCACCTAAGTCTGTTCCACCAACAGAGGAACAAATCGCTCGAGCTCCACATCTTAATATGTTAGAGAAATACTATGGTAAGGGATGGAAACCTGAACCAGTTGAAGGGTTGGGAGATCACTATTTGCAGTAGCGATTGTAATCTACTACATATTTAAGTATGACGAATGGTATCCAAATGGGAGCGATGACACCACCAAGCAGGAAGAGCTGCTACAATTTCAGAGTGACAGAAATAACGAAAGTACTTGACGGAGATACAATAGATGTTATAATTGATCTTGGATTTGATCTTTCTAAAAAAGAAAGAGTTAGAATTGCTGGTGTTGATACCCCAGAGAAAAGGACAAGAAACTTAGAAGAGAAGGAATTAGGGATCGATGCGACAAACTGGCTTAAGGAAAAACTTGAAGGTGCTATTGCTGGTGATGATGATCTCATTATCCGTACTGAACTTGTTGGGGGTGTCGGGAAGTATGGCCGTCTTCTTGGCTGGTTGTACATTGGGGATAATGTTCTTTCTCTTAATGAACAGATGATTACAGAAGGATATGCTTGGGCATATGATGGAGGTACAAAGCAAAAAGATTTTGAAGAGTTGCGAGAAGTCAGACGTTCTTTTGGGACATTAATAGAATGAAAGAGGAACTCTTAAAATTATTACGTGAGGATGCATATAAAAAGGGTGAATTTAAACTTTCATCTGGACGCACCAGCAAACATTATATTAATTGTAAACCTGTTACTTTGAGTGCAGAAGGATTAACACTATCAAGTATTTTAATTTTAGAGTGTTTAAGATCTGACACCATTGCGGTTGCAGGACTCACTCTAGGTGCTGATCCTTTAGTCAGTGGAGTCTCAGTTACCTCCTTTGATTTAGATTGGGCTCCTACTGTGGATGCTTTGATAGTTCGTAAGGAACCTAAAGGTCATGGGACTGGTGCATGGATAGAGGGCCCACTTCCGTTAGAGGGATCTAAGATAGCGATATTAGAGGATGTTGTGACCACTGGTGGATCCGCAATAAAGGCAGCACAAAAAATTAGAGATGCTGGATATATAGTAGAAGAAGTCATTTGTATTGTTGATCGTCAAGTAGATGATGAAGCAAATGAATTGATGGAATCTAACAATTTAAAATTAACAAGTATCTTTCAATTGCAGGACATAGTGTATGGACGTTAAAGACACATTAGTAACAGGAGGAGCAGTTCTTGCAGTGGGAACTAGTAGTTTTGTTGGTGGTAATGTTGTTGTTGATAAGGTCAACGATGGTCCTACCAAGAGACAAGATGCTACGGTTGAACGAGTTATGAAAGAACTTGCTCCATATATAGATCAAAGGATTCAGCGAATGATTCCCACACAAACTGGTGCTGTGGTTCCAACAACAAAAGCACCGCAAATAGATTATAGAAACAACGTGCCACAGAGGTAACATGAAAAACATTCCAATACCAGTGCTTACATTCTTAGCAGCACAGTTGGGTGCAGCCGTGTGGTGGGGTGCTCAGATAGATCATAAGGTTAAACTTGTAGAAGAGAATAGAAGATACATCCAAGAGGTTGTAATCCCTTCATATGAAATTAGTGATAGTTGGAATAATCCGCACTATAATAACTGGTTAAAGGCAGGTGGTTGGAAAGATTAAATGATTCCTTTTATTAACACTACAAACCCCTCTATACCCAATGTAGGTATTAGAGGGGTTCGTAATGTGAATGTTTATATGGCAAATGTAAGAAATTTAAATATACCTGAGAATCGTGTATGGATAAACGAAACACCACAAGCGATACCACCTGATGTTCCTGTTGTAGTTAATATAGGTAAACCAATTGTTGATATGCCTGGTTGTGTCACGGTTCATAAAGAGAATTTAAAACAAAGATCAAAGAATAAAATGTTGGTCAATGATGACCCTAAAGGTAACACCACCTTATGTGATTCTGGTATGCCTTCATATCAACCAGTTGACTATCAATCACAAGGACTCACTTGGAAAACTGTTAT